TAAATGAACAAATACAATTACTTGCTGAGTTAGATGAATTAGAAAAAACACAGACAGTAGAGAAAAGACAAAATACTTTTTTGGAGTTTGTAAAACATGTATATCCTGGTTACAAAGTTGGCGCACATCACAAGCGATTGGCTCAAATCTTTGAAGACATCGCTAACGGCAAAAAGAAACGAGTTATTGTTAACATTGCTCCGCGACACGGGAAATCAGAACTCATCTCATATTTGGCACCGGCTTGGTTTCTGGGTAAATACCCGGATAAGAAGATCATTATGGCATCTCATACAGCTGACCTTGCGGTTAACTTTGGACGACGTGTTCGTAACCTTGTCGGTTCTGATGCTTATACTGATGTTTTTCCTAATGTAAGTTTACAGGCGGATAGTAAAAGTGCATCTAGATGGGGAACAAACTATAATGGCGAGTATTTTGCTATCGGGGTTGGGGGTGCTCTTGCTGGTCGCGGCGCTGATCTATTTATTATTGACGACCCTCATTCAGAACAAGACGCCAAGTTGGGAAGACCGGATGTTTTTCTACCTGCTTGGGAGTGGTTTCAGTCTGGTCCTATTCAGCGTCTTATGCCAGGTGGAGCTATTATAGTAGTAATGACTAGATGGTCTAAGTTAGATTTAACCGGCCAAATAGTTAACCAAATGGTAAAAAATGAAGGCGTAGATGAGTGGGAAGTAGTAGAGTTTCCTGCCATACTTAACGAAGGAACAGAAAAAGAAAGAAGTCTTTGGCCTGAGTTTTGGCCACTTGAAGAATTACAGGCAAAAAAGGCAGCACTAGATATTCGATATTGGAATGCTCAATACTTACAGAACCCAGTATCGGAAGAAGGTGCACTAATTAAACGTGACTGGTGGAAGATCTGGGATAACGAAGTGCCACCAAGTTGTGAGTTTACGATCATGTCTCTTGACGCGGCACAAGAAGCCAATACGAGAGCCGATTATAATTCGTTAACTACGTGGGGTGTCTTTTTTAACGAAGAGACCAATAATTATAATATAATACTACTAAATGCTATCAAGCAACGGTTAGAGTTTCCTGAACTTAAAGAACTTGTTTTATCTGAGTATAAGGAATGGCAACCCGACGCTTTCATAGTAGAAAAGAAATCTAACGGAGCTGCTCTCTATCAAGAGATGAGAAGAATGGGCGTTCCCTTAGGGGAGTTTACACCTGGAAAAGGTCAAGATAAGATATCCAGAGTTAACTCCGTGGCAGATCTCTTCAGATCTGGTATAGTGTGGGCTCCAGATAGAAGATGGGCTCACGAACTGATAGAAGAATGTAATGACTTCCCATCAGGTGCTAACGATGACCAAGTGGATAGTACGACTATGGCGTTAATGAGGTTTAGACAAGGTGGGTTCATAAGACTGCCTAATGATGAACCTGATGAGATACAAATGTTTAAGAGTTCTAGAAATAGATTGTATGCGATATGACCAAAATAGTAACACCGTGCAAACAGATTTGTGAGTTAGATGAAATAAAACAAATATGCAAAACCTGTAAAAGAACAGATGAAGAAATAGCAAGTTGGTTAGATTACACACCTGCAGAACGCAAAGCGGTAATGAAACAAATCAAGGATAGATTATGGCAATAGAAAAAGGATTATATCAAGCACCTATAGGTATGGATAAAGAACCAACCATGGCAGATGCTGCATTATCAATTGAAATTGAAAACCCAGATTCTGTGACATTAGATGATGGCAGCATGGAGATCACTATTGAACCAGGTAAAGAAGTTAATGATGAGTTTAATACTAACTTAGCTGAAGAATTAGATGAAGGTAAATTAACAGAATTATCTGGTGATCTTATTGGTGAATATGACGCAGATATTGCCTCAAGAAAAGATTGGCTAACTACTTATGTTGAAGGTTTAGAGTTATTAGGTTTAAAAGTAGAAGATAGAACAGAACCATGGCCAGGTGCATGTAATGTATATCATCCGCTCATGACTGAAGCGTTAGTTAAGTTCCAAGCAGAAACAATGATGGAAACGTTCCCAGCTTCAGGTCCAGTTAAAACAAAAATCGTAGGTAAAATTACAAAAGAAAAAGAAGAAGCAGCTGATCGTGTTCAAGAAGATATGAACTATCAGTTAATGAATGAAATGCCTGAGTATCGTCCTGAACATGAAAGATTGTTATGGGGTCTTGGACTAGCAGGTAACGCGTTTAAGAAAGTTTATTATGATCCTAACTTAGAACGTCAAGTATCTATGTATGTAACTGCAGAAGATATTGTAGTTCCATATGGTGCGTCATCATTAGAAATGGCAGAGCGTGTAACACATGTTATGCGTAAAACTCCTAATGAAATCCGTAAGTTACAAGTAGCAGGGTTTTACCGTGATGTAGATTTAGGTGAACCGTTTTTAGATATTGATGAAGCAGAGAAAAAGATTGCAGAGAAATTAGGGTTTAATCCGTCAGAAGATGATCGGTTTAAAATTTTAGAAATGCATGTTACATTAGATTTAGAAAATGGTGATAGTGATGATGGTATTGCACTACCTTATGTTGTAACAATTGAAAAAGGTACAGGCACAATATTAGCTATACGTCGTAACTGGGACCCAGAAGATAAATTAAAAGCTAAGCGTCAACATTTTGTACACTATGGCTACATTCCAGGATTTGGTTTCTATTGCTTTGGTTTAATTCACTTAATTGGAGCGTTTGCTAAATCAGGCACAATGATTTTAAGACAACTTGTTGATGCAGGTACTCTTTCTAATTTACCAGGTGGTTTAAAATCTAGAGGTCTTAGAATTAAAGGCGACGATACTCCGATTGCTCCAGGTGAATTCAGAGATGTAGATGTACCATCAGGTGCTATCCGCGATAACATTTTAATGTTGCCATATAAAGAGCCAAGTCAAACACTTGCACTATTAATGGATAAGATTGTAGAAGAAGGTCGTGCATTTGCTAATGCTGATGGATTAAAAGTTTCTGATATGTCTGCTAATGCTCCAGTAGGTACAACATTAGCTATATTAGAAAGAACTCTTAAAGTAATGTCAGCTGTACAAGCTCGTATTTACTATGCGATGAAGCAAGAGTTTAAACTTCTAAAAGGTATTATTCGTGACTATACTCCAGAAGAATATTCTTACGATCCTGAAGTAGGTGATAGACGTGCTAAACAATCTGATTATGATAATGTTGACGTTATTCCTGTATCAGATCCCAATGCTGCAACAATGTCTCAAAAGGTTGTTCAATATCAAGCTGTTATGCAATTGGCACAAGGTAATCCTGACATCTATGATATGAAAGAACTTAATAAACAAATGCTTGAAGTGTTAGGTGTTAAGAATATTGGTAAGCTTATACCATCTAGTGATGATCAAAAACCAAAAGATCCTGTATCTGAAAATATGGCTCTTATCACAGGTGAACCTGTTAAAGCGTTTATATATCAAGATCATGAAGCTCATATTACAACTCATATGTCTATGAAAGACAATCCTAAACTAGCGCAAATGGTTGGTCAAAGCCCTAACGCTCAAGTTATTATGGCGGCCATCGAAGCTCATATTGCAGAACACTTAGCGTTTGAATATAGAAAACAAATTGAAGAGCAGTTAGGTGTACCACTACCAAATCCTGATGAAGTATTACCAGAAGATATTGAAGTAGAGTTATCTCGCCTTGTTGCTCAAGCTGCTCAAAAACTCAATGCTAAAGATGCAGCTGAAGTACAACAACAGCAAGCAGAAGCTCAACAACAAGACCCACTCATCCAAATGCAACAAGCTGAACTTCAAATTAAACAACAAGAAGCTCAAGCTAAAGCTCAGAAGATGATGGCAGATCATGAACTTGAACAACAAAAACTTCAAACAGCACAAGCACTAGATCAACAAAAACTTGAAATAGAAAGAGCTAAACTTGAACTAGAAAAAGCTAAGATGGAGTCACAAGAAAGAATTGCAGGCGCTAATCTCGGAGTTAAATCGGTTATAGATAATAAAAAAATAGACGCTGATGAAAACAAAGCTAAAGCTCAAC